ATATCTGCCGCTGTAGCGAGCATAAAGTCTTCACCGACAATTTTATGACCCTCATTGGTCATCTTGAGTGAACCTACACCACGAGAAGAAACGCCTAAACAAACTCCAGATTCTAAAAGTGATTTTGCAATCTTACCCATAGGAGTTTCAAGAAGTTGCGCCTTACCTCTAAAATTTGTTCCCTCACAAGTAAGAGAAACAATCTTATGAGAAACACGATCAAGATTGACGGTAGGACCATCAGGATGACCTAGTTCTCCAAGAGCACGACCTTTATTAATAAATGCCTCAGTATATCTCTTCACCTCACGGGAAAGAGTTTCCATAGGATACATTCTTCCATTGCGATTACAAATATCTCCTTGAAGGAAAATACCCTCAATAAACATATTTGTTTTATTACCTACTTTTTCGGTAATAAATTCGACTTGTGAGACTTCTTCTGTGATGAGTTTCATTTTTATTCGGTGACTAACTGAACGATTTCTGTGATACTAACATCTTGAGAACCTGATGCGGTAATTGCACTTACCTTTATGCTTCTTGCAAGATTTGCATTAGTTACGGTAATTACTCCAACAATAGATGAACTATCGTGAGAGATTGTTACGGATTCATTAGATATTGCAGTAATTAGTTTATGCTCTGTATTGATTCCTGCTGGTTGTGCATTTTGAATAGTGACATAATCACCAAGTAAAAATGGATTTGATGCATTTTCATCAAATGAAATGACAGTTGATGTTCCTGTAGTAATTCCTACAATTCTTTGTCTGGCAATTCTCTCTTTCAATACTTCATTACCATATGGTCCAATATGAAAAGAATTAGTGGTTGCAACAGGAACTCCACCGGTCTCAACATATACAGATGTTAATCCAGTAGATACTCTTAAATATCCACTTTTAAGAGCAATAGGATCACTAGTAGTAGCCGCACCTGCAGACGCAGTTATTCTATTTACATTTTGAACAACCTTAATTGCCATTATTCTTGATCCTCGGTGGTTTCTTCATCACCAAATATAGATGATGCAACATAGGGTCGAGCTGAATCAACTCTTTCTGCTGCTTTGCTATATAATATTTCTTTAATTTTATCAGATACATCAGATGCATTTCCATCCATTGCAATCAAATCGATAAGTTCTTCCATAAAAATATTGTATTACTATAAGATTATTTATATTTTACCACCTTTAGGTTCTGGAGGTAGTTCTGGTGCAATAGGTTCTTCAGGAACTTCTCCCAGTGCTGGTTCTCCTGTTCCTTCTGCTGGAAGTGCTTCTCCACCACTATCGGGAATTGGATTTCCCATTTCATCAACTGCTGCATTGGGATCTGGAAGAATACCCTTTTCAATTTCATCATCAATTTGTTCATCAATTTCAATAATTTCACTATCAGTTTGACGAAGAATTTTTTTGCGAACATATTCAGTTGAAAAATATTTGCCAATATATGGTTCCATCGTTGTAACAAGTGTTAGACGATTTGTAAGTAATTCTGCTTCTTTAAGTTCTGCAAAATGATTGTCATATAAGAAATCATACTGAATATGATCACTCATAGTCTCCCAATCTTCTGGTGTTACAATGTTTTTTAACAAAAGTTGAGTGCGAAGCATGTCATTAAACATATTTGCAAAACGTTTTCTTAAACGTCCAACAAACTTAGAAAACTTAAGTTCATCTCTTAAAATTTCGGATGAACGTCCAAGATTAAATCCATCACCCCCTCCGGCAATTCTTGTTTCGGGAACTCCTAATGCTCTATAAAGTTTTTTCTGGAAATATTCAATATCAGAAAGTTCTCCTAGATTTTGTCCTCCAGGAAGAGTTGTAATTTCGGTTCCTCTACCACCTTCTCTTCTTGGAAGCCAGAAATCTTCAAGCATACTCATATACTTGCGGTCATCACGAACTTCGCCAGTCTGTGCGTCATAAACTAATTTATTACGATAGCGACTCATAACCTCCTTGAGGTATTGTTCTGCTTTTACCTTTGGAAGATTACCTACATCAATATAAAAAATACGACGTTCTGGCGCTCTTGATAATCTATAGATTACCAAAGAATCCTCAATCATTCTAAGTTGATTAAGTGACTTAATTGCTTTATGGAGGTATGAAAGAACTGTTCCCTTATTCCTATCTACAAGTCCAGAAGTACAATATGTGATGGAATCTCTTGCAATCTTTACCGCACCTTTTGCAGAAGATCCAAGCATACCGGATGGGTAGTTTGATGTTGGAGTATAGATAAAATATTCTTCAATTTCTGGATATGTAACCTGATTTACATTAAAATTAGTAAGTGCTGATAAGTTTGGTCCAGCATTATTACTTGTCTTTTTTTCTTGACGAACGTGCTTCATCTTCATAGGATCGATATATCTTAATTCCTGAATGCCATCTTCAGGTTTTTTTATATCAATTACCTTGAGATAAAATAATCTGCCATCAATATACCAATTTCTAAAAATTTCGTGGGACTTTTTGTCAAAGTCCATAATTTCCTTAATATATTTAAACTCGTTTCTTATAATTTTTTTGAGTTTATCACTTGCATTTACATTAGATAGTTCAATTTCTACAGGAGAATCATATAAATCACTTACAATTGCTTCGTTTACAACATCTTCAATTGCACCATCACATTCTGGATGAAGTGACATTTCACGATAACGACGAATTAGATCATATTCTGTTCTATAAACACCCTCAATATCAATAGTCTGACCATAAAATCCAGATTGAATATAATAATCAACCCCGTCCTCATTATTAGGAGGAACGGGGGAGACTATTGATTTGGATTTTTTTTCATTATCCTCAATCGAAAAACCAAAAAGTTTCGCCATTTTATAAACTTAAACTCTTAATATGTTCTATTTAGTTAATATCTTCACCACCAGCAACAGGAGAATCACCCCTGACTGCTTCCCACCAAAGAACCTGCATCTCTACAGTGAACCTCTGAATAGCATCAGTTTCATATGCCAAGGTGATTGAGCTGATGTTTGTTGGGAATAAATCATAGAAATGATATGCTCTCAGTGTGGATCCATCACGATCTAATTGATACACAAATGCATCTGCCTGATAAAGAGCTGGATCGGTTACACCTGTGTTATCGGAAACTCTATTAATTTTATTCATCCAGTTTTCAAATGCCGAACGAATGGAAAAATCAGTATCATTAATTACCGTAATTGTCCAACTTTCAAAAGTACGATCTCCCGCTAATTTTAGAGTTCTTCCTCTAAATGCAACTTCTAATGGAGTTACTGTTGAAGCGGGAAGTGCTGCAGATTTAACTAAAAATCTTGATTTGTCAAGAACATTAGTATCAGCAGGTGCAACATCTGGGAAGGAAAGAACAACCTCAAAGAGGTTACTTCTAGCACCACCACCAGACAGCTTACTCTTGAAGTCTGTAATCTTCCTTAAAGGAGGTGGATTTAATTGATTTCTGGTTGCCATAGTTTTTAACCTCTGTTAATTAAAAGTTGCCGATTACTTCTTCAAAATCAACACCAGTTTTGGTGGCAATAAAGGTAAGACCGATGAAGTTAATCGATCTCGCTGGTTTAATATAGATGTCTGCTCTAAACTCATTGGCATCAATAACTGCTGCCGTGTTATTAGTCTCATCAGCAATTACAACATAATCAAAGATACCTCTCTTTGCCTGAACATCACGTAGGAATGGTTCAATTGTATTTACAAAATTGGTTCTTGTAATTTCATCGTTAAACTCAAATAGCACATCTTTAGCGGCACGAGAAATAGCATCCTCAATATAAATGAAGAGTCTACGAACGTTAATTCTATCAAATGCGGATGTTCTTCCCAATCCAGTCTTATCACCGAACAGAATAATACCCGATCCCGGTGAGAAAATTATTGGATTAATTCTATTTGTATAGAGACGATCTCTTTGTGACTTACTTGGAGTGTATGCAAGTTTAACCGCATTTAGAATAGCGCCTCTTGCCGTACCAGCAGGAGAATACCAGGGGAAGTAATTAGTATCGGTACGAGCACAAAGACCAGCAATATCACCATTTAAAGGAGCATATCTGTAAGTATTTGCAAATCTATCGTACATATACTTATAACCAGAATCAAATACTGCATAAGATGAAGATGCAATTGGAGAAAAGAAACTAATCACATTGCGAGTAATATCTTCTGGAGATCTAACCGTAACTCCCCCTTCTTCGGGATTGTCAGAAAGAGCTGCTCCTCTATATGGTGTAATGAACGCAACGGCATCTTTTCTCAATTCGGCAACCGATATGAGTTTGTTTGCCAGTTCTTGCGCTGTCTCTTTTGCATATCCCGCAGATCCCATTAATAGGAAATCTACTTTGATATCCTCAGTATTTTCAAATAAATCATACCCATCTTCCAATTCTGCAAGAGTTGCCGTAAGAGCTCCTGCATTATTAAGATTTGATAAACCGTCATAGTTAAGACCACCTGCTAAGGTGTAAGTATTAGCACCTGCTGCGCCAAAGATTACATTTTCTGC